GATAATCCATTAGCATATCGTATGAATAATCTTGACGTCAGTATGACTAATATTTGTACTGAAATCACATTACATACAGATGAAGAGCATTCATTTATTTGTTGTTTAAGTTCATTAAATTTAGCTAAGTATGATGAATGGAAAAACACAGATGTAATTGAAACAGCAGTTTATTTCTTAGATGGTGTAATGGAAGAATTTATCGTTAAAACAAATGGTAAAGATTCTATGATTCGTTCACATAGACATGCTAAAAAAGGTCGTGCATTAGGATTAGGTGTAATGGGTTGGCACACATTCTTACAACAAAAGAATTTACCATTTAACTCAATTGCCTCTACTGCTTGGACACATACTATCTTCAGTGATATTAAAGTTAAAGCTGAAGCAGCTTCACGTCAATTAGCTGCTGAATATGGAGAACCACTTTGGTGTAAAAATACAGGTATGAGAAATACTCACTTATTAGCTATTGCTCCAACAGTATCAAATTCTCGTATCAATGCTTGCTCAGCAGGTATTGAACCCCAACCAGCAAATGTTTATGTATTTAATGGTGCTAAAGGAACGTTTATTGTTAAAAATCCTGAATTAGAAAAATTATTAAAATCAAAAGATAAAAATAGTAGTAAGGTTTGGGATCAAATCTTAGCAGATAATGGCTCAGTACAAAATTTATCTAATGATGTCTTAGCTGAAGATGAAAAATCAGTATTCCTAACATTCCCAGAAATAAACCAATTAGCTTTAGTACAACAAGCAGCTGCACGTCAACGTTATATTGACCAAACACAATCCTTAAACTTAGCATTTGACCCAACTGATTCCCCAAGGTGGATTAATCAGGTACATATGGAAGCTTGGAAATTAGGAATTAAAACATTATATTATCTACGAACAGATTCAGTTATTAAAGGTGACTTAGGTTCACGTACAGCTGACGATTGCCAAGCCTGTGATGGATAAGCATGTCTTGAATATTTTTCATATATGTATAATTAAAACATATGGTAGGAATATATAAGATTACAAACCCTAAAGGACAAACCTATATTGGTTTATCTAAAGATATTGAAAAACGTTTTCAAAGCCATAAAAACCTTCAATTTAAAGGTAATATCAAATTAAGAGAATCTCTAATCGAATATGGTGAAAATTCTCATTTGTTTGAAGTGTTAGAGGAAGTTAATATTTCAACTCTAGAACGCTCTCAAGCCAATAACTTATTACAAATAAGGGAAAGATACTGGATTAATTATTTTAAAACATTTGAAGATGGTTTAAATGCTAATCGTGGAGGAAGTGGGTGTGGTTCACACACTGAAGAATCTAAACGTAAAATAAGCGAAGCAAATAGCAAACCCAAACCAGCTAATTTTGGTACTAATAGAAAAAAATGGCAACATACAGAAGAATTTAAAGAAAAAGTAAGAAATTCTAAACGCCGTCCTATTTTAATGTACGATAAAGAAGGTAATTTAGTTGGAGAATTTCCCAATAATGTAAAAGCCGCTGAATATATTGGATGTCAGAAATCAGCAATATGGAATGTTTTAAATGGATATAAATCATCAAAAGCACTAACAACAACAACCCACGTAAAAGGTTATACATTTAAATATTTATAAACTATGAAAAAATACTTACTACCTACCATAATTGCCCTTTCAGCACTATCGGTTAGTTTATCAGCAGCATTTTATTCAGTAACTGGTCTTAGCATGTTATTTGCTGGGGCTAGTTTTGCTGTTTTAATTATGGCATCTTCTTTAGAGGTTGCTAAATTAGTAATTGCCTCTTTATTATATCAATATTGGGGTAAATTAAATAAAATCCTTAAAATTTACCTTACAGTAGCAGCTTGTGTTTTAGTATTAATTACATCAGCTGGTATTTATGGTTTCTTATCCGCAGCATATCAATCAACAGCCACAAAATCAGAAATTATTGATAAACAGATTGCGGCCTTAGAAACTAAAAAACAACTTTATATAAATTCACGAGATAATATTCTTAAAGAAAAACAATCTCTTTCTGAATTAAGAGGTACTTTATCTAAAGGTTCAACAACACAATTTACCGATAGAAAAGGTAATTTAGTAGTTAGAACAAATAATGCTGCTATCCGTAATATTGAATCAGCATCAAAATCCGATGAAAAATTATCAGAAAAAGTAGATGTAGTAAATGACTCTATCTTTAGTTTAGAAAATCAAATTTTAGAAGTTAAAACTAATAGTGAAGCTACAAGTGAGTTAGGTCCTCTTAAGTATATTTCTAAATTAACAGGCCAACCAATGGATAAAATTATTAACTGGTTTTTATTAGTTATTATTTTTGTATTTGACCCATTAGCAATAGCTTTAGTAATTGCTGCTAACTTTGCTTTTGCTCAAATTCGTCCTAAAAAAGAATATCCACTTGAGGAACAAGTAGATGACATGAGAAAAGTAGTTGATACTTATGATGACCTAGAAGATGAAATAAGAGAATGGGAAGAAGCTAGTTTAACTGATCTTTTAGACTATGATGATTTAGAATGGGATGAATATGGTAATCCAACCCCAATAATTCCAGAAGAACCTAAACAAACTGGAGTCCCAGTAATGGTAGACCCTAAAACAGGTAAATTCTTTTATGAAGAACCGGATATTGAATTTAAAAATTTAGATTTAGATAGTGATGGAATAGTTGAAGAAGAAGAATTAAAACAAGTGTTTAATGAATCTGATACTAATGATGATGGTGTAATTGATAAAGAAGAAGCTAAAGTAGCTAATTTAGATCCTAAAACTGCAGAAAAATTAAATCAATTTAACAATACAATCCATCGAATAAAACAAAATTTAGGTCTTAATCATGCTGATACTCAAATGGATTTCGATTTAGAAGAAATAAAAAACATAATCTCAGTAGTACTATCTAAACAAAATAAAAAAGACGACGACAATACAATAACTTATTTTTAAAAACTTCTGCGAGAAAATTTGGCTGTGTCAGATCCCTTTCGTATATTGACGACATAGAAATAAAGGTTATGACAAGAGAAGAATTTAACAAAAAATGGTTTGAAAGAGATTATCCCGATACTCAAGAGGTATTGATGATTATTGCAAGTAATTTATCTGATTTCCAACACGAGATTTATTTTTCAAATCCCGATGATATTGAGAAAAAAATGAATACTTTAAAAGAGTATATTTTTGATTACAAAACAGTTCTTCGCAAAGAAGATTTGGAATCCCAAAAAATAGTTCGTACATTGACGATACAGAAATAAAGGTTATGAGAAAGAAAATTTTGTATTTACACGGTTTAGAAAGTTCCAACGTTTGTGATAAAGTTGACTTCCTTAAAGAGGTATCTGATTGTTATGCTCCTGCTATTGATTATGCAGATCCTTATATTGAGGATTTGTTATTGAAAATGGTTCGAGCTTTTAAACCCGATGTTATTATTGGTTCTAGTATAGGTGGGATTACAGCATTGTTATTAGGTAATTATTTTGGTATTAGTACTGTTGCTTTTAATCCTGCTATTCACTCACGTACATTTGATCCTGAGTTTGATAAATTAAATGATGCAGATCCTACTCTTGGTTTTACTCCTGTTGTTATTTTAGGTATGGAAGATGATGTTATTAATCCTTTGATTACTAAAGAGATTCTGGATGATGCTTTTATTGAATGTGTAATTGAAGATGTTGAAGGTATGGGACATAGGATACCGATTACTAATTTTGTACATATTTATAACAAATATATAAAATAATGAGTAATTTCGATTTAAAAAAATATTTGGCTGAAGGTAAACTTTATGAAGCTGTTGATCCAACAGAGGCAGAAGCAGAAGCACAAAAACTAATAGACATATTAGGGGTAATGGTTGTACCTGATCCTCAAAACTCTAGTGATACAATAAGACTCAACATCTACCCAGATAGTAAACCTGGTGATAGATTCTATAATGATAGATCTGCTCAAAGATTTACAATTGCTGTTGAAGATGGTAAATACCTATTTAGTAATGGTGGTGGATATCGTAGATCTATTCAACCTATTGCTCAATTATTTGGGGTTGAGCCGAATAGTAATACTGGCGTAGCAGGAAGAAGTAGTATTGATATGAGTTTAAAGAAAAAACCGATTGATTTAACTACGATTAAAATGATATCTAATTATTTTCAACAAGGTTTAAAAGACGAATCTAAAGCCCAAGCCGATTTTTATAAAGGTTGGTCAAATCCCGATTAATTATGAGTAATTTTGATTACAGATCATATTTAAAAAATAATCCTTTATTAGAGGAATTATCTAAAGGTCAATGGACTGATTTAGACAAAAAAGAAACCAAAGAATACTCAGGTGATATTTTTGACCTAATCAACACAGCATATGCGTCAATTGGCGGTAATTTAAATTATAGTAGCGCAAATGATGTAACAGGCACACAGGGTGATTCTGATTACGAAGTAATCGATATAGACGATGATCCTGAAATTGATGCTGTAATTGTATCTAAAAAGAAAGGGGCAGGTAATAAAATTACGGCAATGGGTCATGATAACTCATCAATAGCTAAATCAAAATCCATTAATAAACAAGCAGATATGCTTAAAACCCCAGGCAACTATGTTGAGGTTTCGGGTAAAATAAAAGATATTTTACTTGCTAAAGGGGTTCCTGTAGTAATTGATAAAGACACAATTGAAAAAGTAATGGGTAAAAAAGCAATAGACATCCAAGATGATGGTTCTTATACTCGTTTCATTAATAACAAAGAAACCATAAAAATTCTTTTAGGAAAGCCGCTATAAATTTGGTTTTTTAAAAGGTTGTTCGTATATTCACATATATTAAAAAAATAAAAGTTATGACACAAGAAGAAATTAACAATCAACATGTAGACATGATCAATTATTTAATTGATCTAAACAACGAAATTGGCGAAGTATGGAAATACCATCCCGAAAATCCTAATCAAATTGATCCAGAACTCTATCATGCTATTTTAGTAGCAAAACTTGAGAAGATGGAAAAAGAGTTGAAGGAATTGGAAGCCAATATTGACAATGTATAGTTTTATAAAAGAAGGTAATATTAGACACAGTCGAGAGGTTGTTATGGGGCATATTAAAAAGCTCCAACCTCTTAACTATAACAGATTTATGTGGTGGCGTACACATACTGATAAAGTTATACCACTTGGCAAACGATCATCACTTAAAGATCGTATTTTAAATGGAGATTTTAATCCATCAACATATTTTTGGCAAGCTCAATTATCATTATATACAGCAAAAGATAAACTTGACTTATCAAAACATGAGACTCGTTACCAACTTGAAATTTGTGCTGTTGACTTTGCACGTCATAAACGTTTGATGGAAGATTTCTGGAAAGAAGAACCAGCACGTTTAGAAGCATTATATGATGCTTTCACATCAGCATTTCAACTCACAAGAGAAGAACTTGAAGAAGAATTTCTTAAATGGCCTGGAGATATTCTTAGTTTTTATGAATATGCATGTCAATTCCTTAAAACAACCCCTGCTGAAAATAGAAAAGATATGAGAGGTAGAGGTCGTCCTAAAAAAGTTAAGACTGAAACTGTACCTGATGTATTAAGAATTAAACGAGGTAAAGGTCGTCCTAGGAAGCAACCTTAAAATGATAGATATTAGAATTATACAAATTAAAACAAATGCCCAAAATCTACATGGGTGGATTGCTTTAAGTTCAACTGATCATCCTATTGGGCATATATTTATGCATGTTGAAGTGGACAACAAAATAAAATTCATGGATGCTTGGGTCCATGATGAATTCAGACGCCAAGGAATTTTTAATAAATTATGGGATACTAGATGGGAGTATGTTCAAATCCATTTTAAAGGTTACACAGCATATGCTTGGTGTTTACCTACAAGTATTGATTTATTAAGAAAAAAAGGTTTCACAGAAGGTGAAACTTGTATTTACGTAGAAAAAAAAGTTGAACAATGAAATCATTAATTGCTTTTGCAATAGGGATGCTAGTTTTAATATTAGCTGGAACTTATTGTCTTGTAGAAATGTTTTTAAACGTATAAATTTAATTTGGAATTACAATCCTTTTTAATTATATTTATGTCAAATAATTAATTGTTATGAAAAAAAGAATTAAGGTTTCTCACGAAGTTCCGTTCTCGTTATTAAATTATAGTCGTGAATTTAACGATTATGATTATTGTCTTCCTCATTTATTAGATGAGAATGAAGAGTATTTAGCATATTTTAAAAAAGCAAAATCCGAAGGTCGTTACATTATTATGGATAACTCACTCCATGAGTTAGGTTCAGCATATAATAGTGAAAGATTATGGCATTGGATTAACGAATTAGAACCCGATGAATTTATTGTTCCTGATGTATGGGAAAATAAAACAGCATCAGTTGTAAATGCTCGTCAATGGATTAAATCAATTTATCCTAAAAATACTACACCAGTAGCCGTAGTTCAAGCTCAAACATTACATGAAGCCTTTGAATGTACTCAAATTTATAAAGATTTGGGATATAAAAAAATTGCTTATTCGTATGGAGCGTCTTATTACAATGATATATGCGTTCATCCAAATAAAGATTTAGGTAAAGCATTAGGTCGTGTTTATGTAATTTCAACACTTTATAAACAAGGTGTATTACATCCAAATGATCGAGTTCATTTATTAGGTTGTCAGGTACCTCAAGAGTTTGGTTGGTATCAAGGTATTGAATGTATTGAATCAATTGATACATCAAATCCTATTATGGCTGCTTTAGATGGCAATGCTATTGAATACTCAGGCCTAACAGAAAAACCTGAAGCAAATATGAATACATTCCAAAATATTGATTTTGAATTAATTGATTTGGATTTAGTTGATAATAATATTGAAATGTTTCGTTTAATAAATAATTTATAAGTTATGAATATGTTAAGTTTATATGATCACCTAGGGTATCCCGCAGGTAATGAATTAGGAAAAGAAGTAGCAGCAGCTGCTACAAAATCTAAAGTGAAATTTGAAACTCGCGAAGTCTCAAATCCAAAGTACACAGGAAAAGTAATGCTTTATCCTGAAAATTTTTTAAAAGAATATTTTGAATCAAAACAAGCAAAATTAGTATTATCATCTGCGGATGAAGATGATGATTTACCTTTTTAAAAAATAAATATATGTTAAATAAACAATCAATTCGAGGTGGAGTCCAAATATATGCGGACGGATTATCATTAAATAAAGAACAAATTATCACAATAAGTGAAAATTGGAGTGAAAATCAAGAATTATTTTTTCGTAAAATGCTTAAACAAAGTGGGAATTTTACATTAAAAGGTACTAATTTTAAAATAGTCGCTCCTGAACCAACTAGAGATAGTAAAGGTGAAATTAGTACTTACCTTAGAGAAGAATCGGAAGACTAGAATCTTCCCATTTAATATAAAAAATAAAAAAAAATGAATAAACAAGCAGTATTATCGTTAAGTGGAGGTATGGATAGTTCCACTTTGCTGCTTCGTCTACTTGCCGATGGCTACGAAGTAACAGCATTATCATTTGACTATGGTCAAAAACACAACATTGAACTCGAACGTGCTCAATCATTAGTAAATTATATTAATGGACAATTTATTGTAGACGAAGAATCAAAAACAGTAGAATATCCTTATAATGTAAAATACCAAGTAATTAAACTTGATGGTTTAAGTCAATTATTAAATTCATCATTAGTATCAGGTGGTGAAGATGTTCCTGAAGGTCATTATGCTGAAGAAAACATGAAAGCAACTGTTGTACCTAATAGAAATAAAATATTTAGTTCAATTATTCAAGCAGTAGCTTTATCTATTGCTGAACAAAAGAATACAGAATGTGCTATTGCAATGGGTATCCATGCAGGTGATCATGCTATTTATCTTGATTGTAGACAAGAATTTAGAGATATTGATTTTGAAGCATTTAAAGCAGGTAACTGGGGTGCTGAAAAAGTAGTATTTTATACTCCTTATTTACATACTGATAAATTTGGTATTTTAGAAGATGGTGTAATATGTTGTAAAACATTAGGATTAGACTTTAATGAAGTATATTCACGTACAAACACATCTTACAAACCAATTAAAATTTATCATCGCCCTGAAACAAATGCCTATAGCTGGTATTCCGATTATAAATCAGCATCGTCTGTTGAACGTGTAGAAGCATTTATTAAATTAGGTCGTCCTGATCCTGCAGGATATGCAGATGAAACAGGTCAAGTAACTTGGGAACATGTAGTAACAGAAGTATCTAAAGTATTAGAAAGTCATGCAGGATAAAAATATTGATTATAGTAAACTCCCCGATCCAAAAAATCATCAACTAATTAGCTTTCTTAAGTCAGCAGTTAGGATTTCTGGATATTTGTTATTACCTTACAGCATTACATTAAGTGTAATAGTATTAGTAGTATCCGAATTAATAGGAATTATAGAAGAATTAGTATGATAAGAAAACGTCACAAAATAATCCAACCTGAAACATATGTTGTTGTTAACAGAGATGGTCAAGTATATATTGGATTACAAGGCGGTTATCCTGTATATTCAAATGATTGGGATCAAGCAAAACCCTTAGAGGTAAATAGTACACATTACTTATTAAAAGAAAAAGGAACAGAATTAATTAAAGAATCAGAATTATGACAAAAGAAGAATTTATTATTTATGTAAAAGCTATTATCGATATGGAAATCGAAACAGCTAAAAGAACAAATCCTATTATTGTAAAAGATGAAAGATATAAAACAGTAGAAGGATTAAAAGAATTTGTTGCTGACTCATCAACTCAGGAACCAAGTTATGAATTAGTTGGTGCTCTTAAGCTTATTGAAGAAGCATTAAATAAAGTTGGTAAACCAACTCCATCTCCTTCATATCCAAATCCAACACTTCCTTATGGTCCATTTGACCGTCCATTTGACCCAATGCAACCAATTGGAGTACCTAATACATCCCCTGATTGGACTTATCGCCCAGAACATCAACCCCTACATGTAGTTTATTGTACAACAAATACATCACAAAAATGAAACAATTATTTTATTTTACAGCAGCTTGGTGTCAACCTTGCCAAACATTAGGTCCTATTATGGATCAAGTAAGTTCCCAAACCCCAGTTAATAAAATTAACGTAGATTACGAAGCAGATATTATTACAAAATACAATGTAAGAAATATTCCTACAGTAATACTCGTGGAAAAGGGACAAGAAGTTCGTAGATTCACAGGAGTAAAAAGTTTTAACGAAGTACTTAATTTTATTAACGGATAACATGGCTAGATATATTTCAACCAAAACATTTGACAACTACTCAGTTGCTATTAGACAATGGAAAGCACAACACTCTCATTGTCAATTACTCCATGGATATGGAATTTATTTTAAAGTATGGTTTGCATCAAACGAACCTGATATTGATAAACAATTAGATGATATGAATTGGATTGTTGATTTCGGAGGATTTAAATCCCAACCAGTTGGAAATGGATTAAAAGATTGGATGAACCATATGTGGGACCATACATTATTAATTGAAAAAGATGATCCATATGCTGATATCTTCCAATCAATGGAACAAATGGGTTTAGCTAAAGTTCATTTAATGGATAAAATGGGATGTGAATCATTATCTAAACTAGTATCAGATAAATTTAACGATGTATTATCTAAAACAGATGGTGGCCGTTGCAAAGTGATTAAAGTAGAATGCTTTGAACACGGTAAAAATAGTTCAATTTACGAAGCTGAATAACATGAAAGAAGACAAAAAACCAGGTCGCATTCTCGACTATAATAAAAAATTACCTGTGCTTGAGGTTTACACTTGTATTCAAAGTGAAGGATCAAGACAAGGTAGACCTACTGTTGCTATTAGAACCACAGGTTGCACTCATAGATGTTGGTTTGGTGCTGGAGGTTGGTGTGATAGTTGGTATACAAGTATCCACCCAGAAAAAGGTATTTTTACATTTAATGACATTATTAAAATTTATGATGAAAATCCTGAAATTACTGAAATGATGTTAACAGGAGGTTCTCCAACAATGGTTCCTGACCTTTGTAATGAATTAACTCACTTTGCTCATGAGCGTGGTATATGCATAACCATTGAAACAGAAGGTAGTCATTTTATTGAAACCGATTTTCCATTTGGGTTGGTATCTTTATCTCCAAAGTTTAGTAATTCTATACCTAGTCTTGACGCTACCACTCCAATGGGTAAACTCGTTGATCAAAAAATGATCGACCAACATAACAAACTTAGATTAAATAAAGAGGCAATTCGTAAAACTTTAGATTATCATACTGATTTTCATTACAAACCAGTTTATGATGGTACTCAAGCTACAATGGATGAAATTGAGGCATTTAGGGTTGAAATGAATATTCCTAAAAATAAAACATGGTTAATGCCTGCTGGTGATAATAGGGAAGAATTAATTAAACAATATCCTATTTCATTAGAAAAAGCATTTGAGATGGGTTATAATTGGACAGGTAGAGACCACATTATTTCATACGATACTAAAAGAGCTGTTTAATAACATTAAAATTATGACACAACCCCAAAATTTATATCCTTACACTTTCTATGTAGATTATTCTTCAGGATTAAAAATTACAGTATTTGATAATTTAGATTCTGAAAATGAATTTGTAATTAGAGCATATACTAAAAAATCTAAAATCCAATCTAAATTAAAATGGACTCATAACTCAGCAGGTAGTAGTTATATTGAAGAAGAAATTATTAATAATAAAGATTTTTTAATTGAATGGGGTACCCACGTTGTAAAAAGTAATCATTACTATACTTATTATTATAAAGGTTTAGTTCCTTATTTTATTGAAATAGTTGATAATAAAACGGATGAATTAGTTCATACAGAAATATTTGATACTCGTCATAAATTAGTTAATTTTA